ATCAAAGGCGATATTCTGACCGGTGATGTCATTACGGTTACCACGAAAACCGGAAGCAAGACCGTCACGCTGACACGCAATGGTGTAGACAGCAATATCCTGAACCGGCTGGTTTCCGGTTCGACTTGGCTGACCTTGAAGGAAGGCACAAATATCTTTCGGGTCGAGGCAGTTCGTGGTGTGAAAAAGCTGCGTGTAACTTTGATGCACCGCAATTCTTATCTGGGGGTTTGAGAAATGCAGTTGGAAATTTACAGCTTGATGGCTTTGAAAGATCAGATTTCTGTGTCACTGGAAGCCATCTGCGACAGTTATTCTTCACTCTTATGGGACATTGAATTTTACCAATGCGGCTGTTTTGAGGTGTATATCGCTGCCAGTCCGCAGAATGTATCCATCTTTCAGCGTGACAGAATTGTGGCAAGGAGCGATGATGCACAGCACTTCGGCATCATTGAATCTCTGCAATTGGAGACCGATGCCGAAAAGGGCGATTACCTGACTGTCACCGGACGGTTTCTTGCCAGCCTGCTGGAACGAAGAATCATCTATCCCACCATCACTGCAAACGGCAGCTATGAGGACATCGTCCGCAAGGTGCTGTCCCGCAATGTCATTTCCGCCGGAATCCGCAATCTGCCCGGTTTCTCGATGGGAACGGTTTCCGGTGACTGCTGGCAGAAAACCGCACGAATGCAGGTCAGCTATGACAACATCTTAGAATGGCTGTACAGCCTTTGTGAGACTATCGGCGGTTCGGCAAATGTGCGGCTGGATGGAAATGCACTGAAATGCGACCTGTTTTCCGGAACAGACCGCAGTTTGTTGCAGGACGACAATCCTCACATCGTGTTCTCCGATGCGTACAACAATCTGCTGTCGTTCTCTTATGCGGCAGACGATGCGGTACAGAAAAACTTCGCCTATGTGCTGGGCTGTGGCGAGGGCAATGCCAGAAAGCGAACCACCTTCTGTTCCGGTATAGAGCCGACCTATCTTGACCGCTATGAGGTCTATGTAGACGAGCGAAACACGGCACAGGAAGAAGATGTGACCGATGCGGAATATTTAGAAATTTTGAAAAGCAGCGGTGCAGAACATCTGGTGCAGCCAAAAACGGCATCGGAATCCGCTATCGCTGCTTTTTCGACCCAGTATCAGTACAACAAGGATTATTTTGTGGGCGATTATGTAACCGTGGAACAGAAACGCTTTGGCTTGATTCAGCCTCGAATCCAGCTGATCGGCATGGTGGAGAGTTTCGACCAGAACGGCAGAAGTCTGACACCGACTTTCAAAGAAACGGAGTGATATTCATATGTCTTTTTCCTATGGATTTTTTAACGCACAAAACCTTGACCGGGTGTATACCGCAGAGGATTTTACTGCATATTTGTCCAGTTTGATTTGTAATGGGATTCTGGACACTTACCGGCAGTGCTTTGCACCAACAATTACAAATTTGTCCGTTACATTCGGCACGGGCAAGGCTTGGATCGATGGACACTATTTTATCAGTGATACCCTGCATACCATCGACCTTTCTTCCTATGTAGATGAATCTCTGAATCGTTATGTAACAATCGGAATCTACTGTGATCGTTCCACTCGCACCTGTGGGATTCGTGTTCTGGCAGGTACAGCAGCCACCAGTCCAACCATTCCCACCTTTACCAACAACAATGTGACGACTTATCTGACTTTAGCAGTTGTAAGACTGCGTGCCGGAACGACAAGTATTCTGGATTCCGATCTGACAGACTGCCGTGCGGACGAGAGCAAATGCGGTTACTGCAAGTGCATCCTTGGCAAGTGCAGAGTGACCGAGATGCTTGCCGAAATGGCAAAGACAAATGCCACACTGGACGAACTGCAAAAGCGGCTGGATGCGATGAACAGCCAGATTTCGGAACTGCAAACCAAAGTAGATGATTTGACCGCAGGCGAAATCCTAGCAACCGGACAGTGCGGTGAAAACATCTACTATGTTCTCTATGACAATGGCAAACTGCTGCTGCGGGGCACAGGTGCAACCTATGACTATACTTCTCATGATTCTGTGTTCTATCAAAATGACCAAATTAAAGAAATCGTGCTCAGCAATGGTATTACTGGTCTGGGTGACCGTTTGTTTTATCATTGTGCCAATGCGAAAACGGTATCTCTTCCAGCTACACTGACCAGCATTGGTGATTCCGCTTTTGCACAGGAAGATGCTGCAATCGGCTATACCGCCGGTCTGACTTCCGTTACGATTCCGCAGGCAGTTACTGCGATCCAGTCATATGCCTTTTATCACACCGCCATTGCAGAAGTCACTGTGCCTGCCAGCGTGAAAACGTGGGGAAAGTATGCTTTTAGCGGCTGTGCAAAGCTGAAGACTGCTCGTGTTGCGTGTGATTCCATTGGTGCTTTTGCGTTTACAAGATGTACAGCATTGTCCAGCCTTACCATTTCTGCAAATTGCAGAACCTTTGGGGAAAATATGCTGACATACTGTGAAAGTCTAACAGCCATCACATATGAAGGAACGATCGCTCAGTGGAACGCCATCACCAAACCGGTCAACTGGATGTCCTCCGGAGAACATTCTTACAACAATTATCTGAAAAAGATCCAGTGTGTAGACGGCTATTTGGAATACGATCCTGAAAATAATGTGTGGAACGAGGTGAAAAACGGATGATGAAATTTTTAGTGAAACAGCAAAAAATCGAAGCACTGGAGCGAGAGATCATTGCTTCTGACCAGATCGCATTTGTTTCGGTGAAGTTCGTGTTCGATGGGGCTTGGAAAACGCTGCACAAAGTGGTGCAGTTCACCCAGTGCGAAGAAACATACAACGTGGTGCTTGGCATAGATGGAACAACCTGTTTGCTGCCTGCCGAACTGCATCCCGGTGCGGTGAAAATGAGTTTGTTTGGCTACGATGCCGAAAGCGATACCACGGTTCGAGCAACCACTGTTCCTGTCACACTGCATATTCGACCATCTGGGTTTGTTGCAGATGGGGATACGCCAATTCCGCCGACTCCGGATCTGTATACGCAGCTTTTGAAAAAACTGGACGAAAAGGCTGCTGGACTTCAAAATGGAAAAGATGGATTTTCCCCAAAAGTAAAGGCAGAACAAATGAAGTCGGGTGTTGTAATTACCATTGTCGATGCCGATGGTGAAACTTCTGCAACGCTTCATAATGGTGCAAACGGAGAAAAAGGGACAGACGGTAAATCTGCATATCAAATCGCAGTAGAACAAGGTTATCAAGGCTCTGAATCAGACTGGCTCTCTTCCTTGAAAGGCAATAAAGGCGATAAAGGTGAAAAAGGCAATACAGGAGCCAAAGGAAATCCCGGTCAAGATGGTGCAGATGGAAAGTCAGCATACGCAATTGCAGTGGAGCATGGCTACGAAGATTCCGAAGACGAATGGCTTTTATCCTTGAAAGGCGAAAAAGGTGATACTGGTGAGCGTGGTGAAAAGGGTGACACCGGATTGCAGGGCGAGCGAGGCGAAAGGGGTGAAACTGGTCAGCAGGGAGAACAAGGTCCAAAGGGCGAAAAAGGTGATCCCGGAGATAGAGGTCTGCAGGGTGTTCCCGGAGAAAAAGGTGAAAAGGGAGATGCTGGCGTAGCTGGTAAAGACGGCTTTTCCCCGATTGCAAATGTTGTGAAGGATGGCAGTGCTATCACAATCACCATTACAGATAAAAGTGGTACAACTACAGTGACATTAACAGAGGGTGCAGCCGTAGACCTTACACCCTATGCTAAGGTTACTTATGTGGATGAAAAAGTGCAGGAATTGTCCGACAGTCTGACGTACACCCTGCAGGAGCATACACTTTCCATCACACATCTGGAAGATAAATCGCATACCCACGAAAATATAGCTACTTTAAATGAAATCACAGATGTAAAATGGAAAGCACTCTGGTCGGCACAGCACATTCATACCAATATAACAAGTCTGAACAGTATCAGTCCTGCGGACATTACAAATATCCATAATACTTTCCCTGCACAGATCTATGCACTTCAGCAGTCTTTGGGAGATATTCAGACTGCATTGGCTGATATTGTGGAGGTGACGGAGTAATGGCAACAATTGCACAGTATATCGCAGCAATCAACCACCAGCGTGACCTGCTGGCAGGACATTTGGTTTCCCATGGTATCATTGCAACCGCAGATGAAAAGCTGAATTTGCTTGTTCAGAAAGTAGGACTGATACCCAGTGGATCATCGGCCGAAAAAACGATTGTGTATGATGCAAATCACAAAGAAGGAATCTATCTGTCCTATAATGACGTGGTTTATGGTTTGTCAGATTTCGTAACTGAGCATTCCGCATTCTGTAGCGAAAAAAACAACTATGCACTGAACTATGGCACGGACGTTTTCGGGTGGGATTACAGTTGCTATAGTTGTTCTACAACGCCATTAAAGATTACATCTGCTTCGCAAATTGCAATTCGGTTTCATGCGTATAGTACGGAAACTGGCATCATGCGATTAGTACAGTCGGATACTGGAACTGCGTCAGATATTTTAGAAAAAGCACAAACAGAGGGAAGTTATATTGACCTGCCTTTGCAGTGGCTGTACAGCACGGACTACATCACAACATTGACTCCATGCGAGGGCGTAACTGCAGGCACTTATTATTTGGTATGGGTAGGGCGGAGCAACAACAGCCACCCGCTGATTCAATCTATCACAATTTTGTAAGGGGGAAAATACAATGAATATTATTGAGGCAGTAGAGCAGCTGAAAGTCGGAAAAGCAATCCAACGAAGTAACTGGGGCAATGCAAAAATTCAGGCAGTGCAGCTTGAAAATGGACAGTATCAGATTTTTGCATCTGGTGACCTAACGCCGGAAATGTTGGTACTGCTTTCCGGCGATTATGATGTGAAAGAAGAGAAAGAAACGAAAGATGTGAAAGAAATGGAGGAAGCTGTGTGATTCGAGAGATTATCACGGTTGCAATCTCTGTTCTGTCCGCAACTGGCATTCTGGGTATTGGCACACGAGCAATCTTATCTCGAATGAAAAAGCAGGACAGCCGTCAGAAAGCTTTGGAATACGGTGTACAGGCATTGCTGCGTGACCGGATGTTACACTGTTATAACAAGTACATTGAAGCCGGATTTGCACCCATCTATGCGAAAGAAAACTATGAAAACATGTATCGGCAGTACCACGAACTGGGCGGCAATGGTGTGATGACACATCTGCACGAGGAATTCATGGCACTGCCAACCGAGAAAGGAGAAACCGTATGAAAAGAGATTGGAAACAGTGGACGAAAGCTGCTGTTATTCGGGCAATCAAAACCATTGCCCAGACAGCAATAGCGACCGTTGGTGTGGCAGCAACCATGCAGGATGTTAATTGGCTTGTAGTTGGCAGTACCGCACTTCTGGCGGGCATTTTATCTGTACTGACCAGCGTGGCTGGATTACCTGAAATCAAGGAGTAGTACTGCTGTTTGACAATTGAAAACGGTATTGCTATCGTACAAAAAGCAGCACCGAATTTGTGTACTCCGACAAATATCACACTTTCCAGAAAAAATCCTTGACTATAGGTTAAACCTATGGTATAATGATTACAGTGGATTGGGAAACCACCCACGAATACCGGGCAAGCGGATATGGAAAGGAGGCACATATGGAGGAAATGGGAATGACGGATTTGCAGTTCAAATCCTTTATTATGCTTTTAATCAAGCAGTTAGAGGATGCGAAAACCGAGGCTGAAAAGCAAGCCATTATTGAACAGCTGAAACAGATGCTTCAGGGCTAAAAGAAAAAGCCGACTGAAAAACAGTCGGCAACGGAAACACAGAAAGAGCGGACTTGCCACCGCTTTTTCGTGCTACAACAATTATATCACGTTTTGCCCGAATTGGCAAGAAAAAATTTTAGGAGTGGTTTTTTGACACCCCAAGAAAAGTATGATAAGCAAAATACACGTTTCATTGGTTTGAAGCTGAATCGAAAAAGCGATAAGGATATTCTGGATGCCTTAGAGGGAAAAGCCTTGCAGACGGAAATCAAACGCTTGCTCCGAAAAGCTTTAGAATCCGAGAAAGAAGAAAAAGAATGAAAAATGCGGTATGTCGTTTTTGGCATACCGCATTTTTCTATAGTAGTTGTTTTACTGATTTTCGGAATCTTCTCTACATAGTTCATCCAGTGTAACACCGAGGGCAGTTGCAATACGGTTCAGATTCCCGATTGTGATATTTTCAAATTTGATGTAGTCGTTTTCGTAGTCTGTAATTTTCTTATAGTGTACGCCGGAAAGAGCGGCTAACTCTTTTCGAGTAATGCCGTTCTGTTCCCGTATTCTCTTGATGTTATTCTGCATTCGGCTCACACTCCACGAGAGGATAATCGGTCGTATCACAAAGAATCAAGGTTGCAAAGCTGTCTGCATTTGTTTGAATTTCTTTGATCGGAGTAGCGACCGGAATTGGTTTCTTTTCCTTTTCTCTGAAACACAGCATCATTGCCAAGACATCAGATGCCATTTCCATTGCATTCACCAAAGAATTTCCGCACGTATAACAGTTTTCTACATCCGGAAAGTCAACCGAATAAGCGTTGTTTTCCTCTTTTGTGAAGACTGCAGGGTAAACGTATTTCGCCATTTTACCAGCTCCTTTTTGTTTTTGAATGGGGGTACAAATGCGGATTTGAAAAGTTGACAAGGAAAGCGAATGGTTCGCTTTCTTGCCATTTTGAAAACCCCGTAGGGTCGGGGCTTATTTCAGCCCCGCATCCTTCAGGATTTTGTTTGCGGTTCCGGTTGCGATTTCCTGTCCGTCATGCCGTCCAACAGAAAATGCTGTTTCTGTTTTGGGGCTGTACCAGATTTCGTGGTTTCCGCCCTCTCGGATTTTGTAGCATCCGGCTTTGCGAAGTTTCTTTTTTAATTCGCCTGTCCGCATTTGCTTTCCCCCTTTCTTTAATTACATTATACCACGTTTTCGTGGAAAAGTCAAGCGAATTTTCGATTTTTTCAAAAGTATTTTTTTGTAGAAGGGAGTCGTTTTATATGACAGTAAAGAGTTTTTCAGCAACGGACAACACCCAACTGACTGAGCACTTCAACGTTCGTGAATTCCGTTGTAAATGCGGTAAAAGCCACGACTTTTTGATTTCGGATGAATTGGTGAGCAAGCTGGAACAGCTGTATGCAGCATTGGACTGCGGCAAGATCATCGTCAACAGCGGTTACCGTTGTCCTGAGCATGATAAAGCGGTAGGCGGTACGAGTACCGGGCAGCACACCAAAGGCACAGCGGCAGACGTGGTGTGCTACGATAAGTCTGGCAACATAATTTCAGCAAAGACGGTGTGCTGTAAGGCTCAGGATTTTGGTTTCAGCGGCATTGCCAATATCACCGGTGCTTATACTTCGGTGCATCTGGATGTGCGAACAGGGGCAAAATGGTATGGTGATGAAATCAAAGGCACAAACACGGTGACAAGCGATTTCTACCGCTATTTCGGCATTGCAAAAGCACAGCCGCAACCATCTGAAATTGTGGCAAAAGGGATTGATGTTTCCAAGCATCAGGGCGTAATCAACTGGGAAAAAGTCAAAGCATCCGGGCTGGTGGATTTTGCAATTTTACGGGCTGGTTTTGGGAAAGAATCCAGCCAGATCGATGTGCAGTTTGAACGGAATTACAGCGAGTGCAAACGGCTTGGAATCCCCTGCGGTGCGTACTGGTACAGCTACGCCAAAACTGCCGCAGAAGCGGGGCAGGAGGCTGCTGTGTGCCTGTCTGCTCTGGCTGGAAAGCAGTTCGAGTATCCAGTCGCATTTGACATCGAAGAACAGGCAAGTCTGCAAAATGCAGATGCCCTGTGTCAGGCGTTTTGCAGTGTGTTGGAATCTGCCGGGTATTATGCGGCAATTTATACGTTCAAGTCAGCTCTGGAAAGCTGTATCGGGGACGATATAAAGAGCCGGTATGACGTGTTTCTGTCTCATGTGGATGTGAGCAGATCGTCCTATGTCGGGAATTATGGGCTGTGGCAGTACAGCTGGAAAGGCAGTGTTTCCGGTATTGTCGGCGAGGTGGATCTGGACTATGCGTATCAGGATTATCCGGCGATCATCAAGGCTTCTGGGCTGAATGGATTTTCAAAAAATGCAACAACTGCCACAGACAAGCCGAATGAGGACACGGAAAAAGACACTAACAATAATGACACACTCAAACAGATCTTGCGGCACGTTGCCAGTATTGACGAGAAATTGAACGGATAAAACAGCGGTGAAACACCGTTTATAGGTAGTAAAAAACGCTCTTGAACGTGGTGTTCAGGAGCGTTTTTTTCGTTTTGCGTGGAGAAACACAACTGTAATGTTCATTTGAAATTTTCAAAAAAGCTATTTGTAGGTCACTATTTGTGTTGACTGTCAGAAAAAAGCGTGGTATAATAAAGTTGAATCGTTAAGTGTGAATTACAACTTCGTTTTCGGTTATAATTATACTAACTAAATGAAAGCTGCATTGTTATCTAGGAGGAAACAATTTAATGACGTCCGAAAATTACATTCTGTATTTAAAGGGAACAGTAGATGGATATTCATCAAAGGTCAAGAGAAAAATCAATCGACTATTTATAAGTGGTGGGGTTCAATTTGAAAAGAAACTCGATGAAGATAGTTTTGACGATTCTAAAACTTATAGTAGTGATGAAGAAAGACTAACTAATCAGATTAAGTATTGTTTAGAAAACGATATGAATGCTGTTAAGCTGTTTGAAAATTGGGAATTTGAAAAAGATTATAAATATTCTATCTTATTCGAAACTAAAAATTCTAATTTTTTCAATGATGTGGATTTTCAAACTCTATTTCCTAAAGGTACAGTTTCTACAATTGAGTCGATAGATGATTCAGATGAATATTTTACATATTTTAATGATGAATGCTTTATTGTGAAGTTTTCTCGTGCTTTTTCTGCATATGATACATTTAATAATGAGGAAATGCTGGTAAAGTATCCGATGTTAGTTGTATTTCATAAGAACGATAAAATTGTGGAAATTAGATTTGATGGGTTAAAACGTCAATTTATTTCTGACAAAAAAGCACAAACAATATATATTGATTTGGTTTCGGATATTTTAGAAATTTTAAAATTAAAATTTGGGATTGAACTGAACGCAATGGATTTAGATTTTATTATAAACACCGTTCGTAGTTCAAATGATAAAAGTGTAAAATTGATGGCTGAGTATAAAAATTTACCCAGTGGTGGAAATGCTCAACTTGATGTTGGCAAGAATAGAGACTATGTGATGCCGATTATCGGAGAACTGAAAGAACTAATTGAAAAGCATAGATCTGATATAGAAAAAATACCTCTATTGAATGAGGACCTAAATCAATTTTTATTTGAGAATGAGGAATTATCGGACTATGAATGGATTCAAGTTGTCTGGGAGAATGAAATAAAAACCAGAAATATCAAAGTCAAATTTATTTTCGATTATCACCAGCAAGGTTATTGTTTACTACAGCACATGTACAGTGATGTACTTGTTGGAATGGAGCGGATGAATTTTGTTACAAAGTACATTAGCAAAAATAGAAGCGTTGATTAATCAAAATGAATTAATAAATAATGTAGATTCTAAAAAAGTTTCCAACCTATTGAATTACTATAAGAAAGATATGTGGATATATCCAAGTGTATTGAAAAGGAAACTACAAGTCGATATTAAAACGGCTTATTCTATCTTAAATTTGCTTGAGGATCAGGATTTAATAGAAAGATACTATGAATTATATTGTTTTGATTGTCAGCATTCAACAGGCTTACTTAAAAAAACAATGAATGAGATTCCTGATGAATTTGAATGTGATACTTGTCAAAGAACATTGTTTGCATTGGAAAATTGTCGTGTGGTTTTTGTGGTGGTGACTGAATGATAAACGAGGATTCAATTGTTGAGTATTTTAATTCATTGAATGAAGAAAGAAGATATGGAAAAATCGCTGAAATTAATGCTGAACAAATGGAACAATACGAAATTTTATTAGAAGAATTTATTGAATCAAATGGGGAAAGCGGCATCAAAACAGTTGATAAAGGAGATAGCTTAGAAAAATTAGTTTCTTATTTACTTGAAATTTCTGGAGACATTTTTACTGTTGAAAGAAACATAAAAACTAACACTAATGAAATAGATCAATTTATTACATTAAAGCCCAAAGGAAAGTTTTTGCTAAGCCATGGATATATTGACCGACGCTACGAGCATTTTTTAGGTGAATGCAAAAATTATAGTAGCTGTGTTAGTGTCACTTATGTTGGAAAATTCTATAGTTTGATGGTGAGTGGGTCTATTAAATTAGGAATCCTGTTTTCTTATTATGGACTGTCCGGAAGGAAATGGGCGTGTTCTTCTGGTCTTGTAAGAAAATTATATATGTCAAAAGAAAATAACGATGAAAAGTATGTTATTATTGATTTTAATCTTAATGATTTTAAATCAATAATAAATGGGGTTAATTTCTTAGAGATAGTCGATGGTAAAATAAAAGAAATTATGTTAGACACAGACTATAGCAAATTAATTACAACACATCCGGCTGAAAAGCAGTTGTAAACCATAAGCTACACAAATCACCAAAAAGCCGTTTGTGTATAGTCACAAACATCTCCACATCGTCTTGACTATAGGTTTAACTTATGGTATACTGTGTACAGTGGATTAGAGGAGAACCTAGCCACGAATACCGGGGCAAGACGAGAAAGGAGGAAGCATGAAAGAGGACATGACACGGCTTGAACTTTTGACGCTTTTGCTTTCCATCAAAGCACTTTTGGAGAGTGACAACAAAGAAAAAGCCCTTGAACTGATTGACGAGGTCATTAAAGAGGCAAAGAAATAAGGTCGATTGAAACCAACCGACCTTGAGCCAAAACAACAAAGGGCGGACTTGCCACCGCCTTTTGCTGCTACAACTATTATATCACGCTTTGTCCTATTTGGCAAGAAGAAATCCCTGCATTCGGAGAAAAAACTCCGGTGCAGGGATTTTTTTGCGTTCATTTGAATTTTCAAGAGGGGGTTCGATTTTTCGACCCTTTTTTCGACTGTATTTATGATGGTGAGCCTTTCTGGGTCACTACAAAATTTAGATACGGGAGGAAGATGAAATGACGCAGGGTCAAAAGGAGCAAATTGACACTTTGCGAGAGCAAGGAAACGGTTATAAAAGAATTGCTGGCATTCTTGGGGTGTCTGTAAATACAATCGCCTCTTATTGCAGGCGAAAAACAGCAGTGTGTCCTTGTTGTGGTGCTGCTTTAGTGATGACACCCAAGCATCGAAAAAAGAAGTTCTGTTCAGATGCGTGTCGCTTGAAATGGTGGTATGCCAATTCAGAAAAGCTGAATAAGAAAGCAAATTATGATTGTACCTGTCAATTTTGTGGGAAGGTGTTTGTAAGTTATGGCAACAAAAACAGAAAGTACTGCTCACGCAGCTGCTACGGCAAATCAAGAAGAAGTCTGGGACAAGATCATGCAGTACAAGGCAGCGGTGCAAATTTTGAAAACGCTTCTTGCTGAACGAAAAATAACAGAAGAAGATTATCAGCGTGTGAATGACATCTTAGCCAAGGAATGCGGCATAAACTCGTGCAGTATATTCCTTGACTCTTGTCCGATCATACGGTAATATGTCATCGGAAAGGGGGAGGTTATCACGGCACGAGTGATACAAAAAGTTGTATTTCCGCAGAAAAAGCAGTTCCCATTGAAACGAACAGCAGCCTATGCTAGAGTATCCAGCGGAAAGGATGCCATGCTCCATTCTCTATCATCGCAGGTCAGTTACTACAATCAGCTGATTCAGAGCAATCCAGAATGGCTGTTCTGCGGTGTTTATGCAGATGAGGCACTGACCGGAACAAAAGGAAACCGGGCAGAGTTTCAAAAGTTGCTGAACCGATGCAGACAGGGAGAAATTGACTTGATTCTGACAAAGTCTATTTCTCGTTTTGCACGAAACACGGTTACCCTGCTGGAAACGGTACGGGAATTGAAATCGCTGGGCGTTGATGTCTATTTTGAGGAACAGCGGATTCATTCCATGAGTTCAGATGGCGAACTGCTACTTTCCATTCTGGCATCCTATGCACAGGAGGAAAGTTATTCTGCCAGTGAAAATCGAAAATGGCAAATCCGAAAAGATTTCTCAATTGGAAAAATCGGTAGTATTACGATTTTGGGCTATCGCAGAAATGCAGAGGGAGTCTTGGAAATCGAACCGAATGAGGCAGAACTTGTTCGCATGATTTTCTCAGATTACATTTCCGGTATGGGACAACAGAGAATCGCAAATAAGATCAACGAGATGGGAATACCAACTCGACAAGGAAACCTATGGACAAACCCAAGAATTCGTGAAATTCTGACAAATGAAAAATATATCGGAAATCTCATGCTCCAAAAGTACTATCGCAATAACCATATCGAAAAGAAAAAAACGAGAAATCAGGGAGAACTTCAAAAATATTATGTAGAGGAAGCCCACGAGCCAATTATTGACCTTGAAACGTTTGCCAAAGCAAAGGCTATATTGGCTCAGCGACATGAGCAATACACCCATGATGGTGCTACAAATCGTTATCCGCTTAGTGGCCTTATTATCTGTGGATTATGTGGAAAGAACTATCAACGAAAACAACTCCCACAAGGAATCATCTGGATGTGTGCTACTTTTTTGAGGAGAGGAAAAAAGTACTGCCCCGGTTCAAAGCAAATTCCGGAATCAATTCTATATGCTCTAATCTGTGATGTACTTAAATTGGATGAATTTGATGCGGCTGTATTTCGGGATAATATTCACCATATTGTGATTCCGAAACCGTTTGAGGTGCAGTTTTTCTTTCACGATGGAACATCTGATATACGGCATTGGAAGTACCCATCAAGGGCAGAAAGTTGGACAGAGGAAATGAAACAAGCCGCACGAGAAAGGAATCAGAAATGGGTCGAAAAGTAACTGTAATACCGCCAACAATCAGTCTGCAAACGCACCTGCCGACAACACAGAAAGTAAAGCGAAAAGTTGCCGGATATGCACGTGTTTCTACAGATTTTGAGGAGCAGCTCACTTCCTACGAGGCACAGGTCGATTATTATACCAAGTATATTCAAGAGTGTGAGGACTGGGAGTTTGTCAAAGTCTATACCGATGAGGGCATCAGTGCAACCAGCACAGTGCATCGTGATGGATTCAATCAGATGGTGGCAGACGCTCTGGACGGCAAAATCGATTTGATTGTTACCAAGTCAGTCAGCCGATTTGCACGAAACACCGTAGATTCCTTGACTACGGTGCGAAAACTGAAAGAAAAAGGCGTGGAGGTGTTTTTTGAAAAAGAGGACATTTACACGCTGGATTCCAAAGGTGAACTGTTGATCACCATTATGTCCAGTCTGGCACAGGAGGAGAGCCGCTCCATTTCGGAGAATGTAACTTGGGGGCAGAGAAAGCGTTTTGCCGATGGGAAAGTAAGTCTACCATACAAGCATTTTCTGGGGTATCGAAAAGGAGCAGATGGCTTGCCGGAAATTGTGCCGGAGGAGGCAGAAATCGTTCGCAGTATTTATCGCTGGTTTATGGAGGGCATGACGCCATATAAAATCGCTTGTATTTTGATTGAAAAAGGCATTCCGACACCATCTGGGAAAGAACAATGGCATCTCAGTACGGTGAAAAGCATTCTGACCAATGAAAAATACAAGGGTTCTGCTCTGCTGCAAAAGAAATTTACTGTGGATTTTCTTACGAAAAAGACCAAAGTGAATGAGGGTGAGGTGCCTCAATACTATGTAGAAGAGAGCCACCCTGCTATTATTCCACCAGAGGAATTTGAACTGGTACAGGCAGAAATGGCAAGGAGAAAAGAACTGGGAAAACGCTATCACAGCGGCAATATATTCACAGCCAAAATCGTCTGTGGCGAGTGTGGCGGTTTTTACGGTCCTAAGGTTTGGCACTCTAATAGCCGTTACAGACGTGTGATATGGCGATGCAACAAGAAATATACGAATGATTGTTATTGCAAAACACCGCATATTGATGAGGACACGATAAAGCAAGGCTTTTTGAAAGCCTATAATCAGTTGCTTACTGATAAAGGGAGCGTTTTGAGTCTTTGCGAGATGTTGCTGCGTGCTTTTTCAGACTGTTCAGATTTGGATGCGAAAATGAGTGTTTTGGATGATGAGGAAAAGCAGATCACAAAAAACATAAGGGAAATGGTTGTGATCAATAGTCGAACGGTTCAAAAGCAGCCAGAATATACGCTGGAGTACCAATCCTATGAGCGGGAGTACGAGGCGTTGAAAGCAAAATATCAGAAATTGCAGGCTGAAAAATTAGACCGCATAAATAAAACCACTGTGATCCAAGATTTCATGGAGCAGATAAAAAAGAGAAAAGAGCCGATTAAGGTTTTCAGTTCGGACGTATGGCTTGCTGCAATTGAAACAGTGACCATCGGTGAAAAGGGAGAATTGCAATTTCGGTTTAAAAACGGTACTGAAATAACAGTTTGATTCCGAATCGCAGCATTATCAGTTTTTCACATAAAACGAAAAGCAGATTTGTAACATTACACAAATCTGCTTTTTTGTCTTGACTTTGCGAGAAAAATAGTGTAATATAGATTACAAGCAAAACGAATGAATCCGGTGTTCCGGGTTTGTCAAAGGCAGTGGTTACTCACTGCACACCCTTTCGGTACTGTTTGCACACCCCCTGCAAAGGGAGTGCATGATTGTATCAAAGGTTAAGTGTTTTTCCATAACCGCACTTAACCTTTGATACAAAAGGTTAAGTGCTTTTTTTATATCCAAACAGAAAAAGTGCCGAAAATACGTTGGTTTTTGACAAATGCCTGTTCACGTAACGATTCAGTTCGTTGCGTGGACAGGCATTTTTTATTTTCCAGCCACGATTGCTAAAAAGCAATCGTTAAAATTTAAGAGCAATCGTTAAATTTTAGGCAGTAATCGTTAAAAGATTGCAGTTAGGGAGATTGAAACCATGAAAGAGCATCAGAAAGAAAGTGCGTTATACTTGTGCGACCCCAGTAAAAATGTGACTTGCCAAAAGAGCATTTGCCAGTCACAGTGCGTACTTACGACAAAAGTGGAATATGCGAAAGCAGACGCCAATGGCAGTCCGGTTATCGTTTACAAGAACCGAATGGAGGCTTTGAGCAGTATCCTTCCGAAAGAAAATGGAACTGCATCCCACGGGGTTTAACCCTCCCCGAATGCCATAGGTGATTACCTAACAACGCCCGTCGGGAGCGTATCCCGACCCAAGCCTGCCAGCAATCCGTAGACCGTGGATGTAAAGCAACGGTGTCGGCTGACTTTAAAACCGTGCATTGGTGGCTGCACGTTTTCATGACTGGAAAATCATGCTTCCCGTTGCAGATAGCGATTGCAACACGCTTCTGAGTCGTTGAGCGTATCAGCGACATCCAACTTACTTTTCAGGATGAAAAGTAAAATAAATGTTAGGAGTGAATCACTATGGAGAACAACAAAAGGGTTATTGTGCGGGCTACAGAAAAGTATGAATTTTGCTGCTATCTTTCGGACATGGGAGTAGAGCGAATCTATACGGTACTCGCCGAAAATGAAATGGATGCTCGTAAGCGATTCCATGAGTTGCTGAATGGGGAACGAGTAGAATTACTCCAAATCAGAAAGGTGGATGAGGAAAGATGAAAGACGGAAATTACTATACCGTTTACGGCTGGATGATTAACCGGCTAAAGCTGAAAGGGACAACTTTACAGCTGTATGCAGTGATCTATGGCTTTTCCGAAAACGGTGAAAATGAATGCTCCGGCAGTCTTGCCTACCTTGCTGAAACGACTGGATGCACCAAGCAGACGGTTTTGAATGCCCTGAACAAGCTTGAAAAACTGGGGTATATTTTGAAACGTCAGACAAGGGATGATGACGGTGGTTTGCGAAATCATTATCGGGTAAATTTAACCGCAATCGAACAGCGTGTTTCTCCACAAAAAGTGGAAAGCGGCTGTGGAAAGAATGTTGAAACAAAGGCTGAAAGGCCTAAAAAATTTACCCAGCCGGTCAAAAAAACGGAATGCCCTCAGCCAAAAAAGAGGAATGCCCCCAGTCAAAAAACCAGACCGTATAGTACTACAAGAGAATCAATAGGTTTTGAATTATGTGAGGGGGACGCACGCTCGGAAAAGCAAACATTCGGTGATTTTCAGAATGTTCAGCTGACAGAGAACGAATATGCTCGACTGTCAGAATTGTATGGGACACAATTGCCGCAGACAATCAGCAGCTTATCCAGCTACATGGCATCGACTGGAAAGCACTATCGCAATCATTATGCAACACTGTTTCGATGGTGTCAGCAGGATATTCAGAAAGCAAAAAATCAAGGTCAGCAACACCACAAATATCGAAATCCAGAACGAGCCGGTGAATGGCTATCGGAAAACCGAGAATTCTTAGAGACCATTAGTGGACTTTACTGAACCTTTGATAAAACAGGGAATGACGAAAGGAATGAATAAAAATGACAACGGAACAGATGCACGTAATTGCAAAAATAACAGATGCCAGAACTTTTGAAAGGCAGCTGGAGCAGACTGTTGAGGAGGCAGCAGAGTTCATTCAAGCAGCTCAGAAAATCAAACGGTATCCCGGAAATTCGTTGCAAATGAATCATCTCGTGGAGGAAACCGGCGATTTGCTGATTACCTTGGAGCAAATTCAGATTTACCTTGTCCGAGATGGCTACGGTGATGCACTGAACAGTATGATTGACTATAAGCTGAACCGGGAACTTGGCAGAATGGAACAGGAGCGTAAGGACAATGAAAGCAAGGCTTATCACAATCGGAGAAAGCGAAATCCGTCAAAGGGTTGAGGAAGAATATCAGAAAAAGAAAGATCAGATTTATGAATCGGTAATTCAAGATGTTCTTCCCCAGTTTATGTCCGTTTGTATGGTGGAACTCAATAAAGAGTTCGGATTTGGAGAAAAGCGACTGCGGTCTGTTTTGGATGGCGTAAAAGACCATTTCAAGCTAATGGACGGGGTCGGGATTTTGAACCATCAGTATTCTACGCTGGACTGTCTTACATACTTGAAAGAAAAGTATGGTATTGATTTGGATGAGGAACTGCTGTAATGGCAGAAAGGCGGTTACAACATGAATAGAATCTGTAGACAATGCGGTGCAGAAAAACCACTCTGGGAGTTTGTTGACCGCAGCAAACAAACTGGTGAACGGAGAAAAATTCATCGTATTTGTGCAGCTTGCAGATCTGAACGTAGCAAAGAACGATACCAGCAGAGACGGAAAGAGGTACTTTCCTACCAAAAACAGTATCGTGAGAAACTAAAACGTGAGAGAATTGAAACTCCCGTCAACTGTGACCCAAAGGAAAGCTGTGGTTCCGTTGACAATGGATATGTTCGCTTGGCCGCAGAAATTCTGAGGAGTGAGTTCTCTGCTTATCGGAGAGCATTGGAAAAGTACGATGGTAGTCCGGAATCTATCGGTAGAATTCGGTCGATTGAGCGTGAAATTCTTACGCCGTACTACGCTGCATTGACGATGAATGCCATCGATTTGAAAAGGTACTGCAATGATTTGCGAAAAAAGTATGGCATATATGGAGGGATAGAAGATTGGGCTGGATAAGCGTGAGAGATTCCTTTCCGAAGCTGTTTACTGAAGTATTGATAACGGTCCGAAACAGATGCACGGATTTTAGTAATACATACTATGGGCAGCGTGGCAATAACTACTGGCAGTTTTGGGATTACTCAAAGATTCTTGAAATAACTGATGAAGACGAAAATTATGAGGTGTTGGCTTGGATGTCACTGCCTCAACCGTTCAATGAAAGGAGCAAAAATAATGAAGATTGAAAAAGAAACAAAGGTTGTCATTTTGCAAAATGGGAACGCAGTGATGGCTACACAGTATGTTAACGGCAAGAAAGTAAACGCAAGCACTGCAAGGTGCTGTCCGGAGGATGCTTTTGATTTTGCCTTTGGTGCAAAATTGGCTTTGGAGCGGCTGCTTGATTGTATGGGTTCTGCACCGGAAACGGCTTTTGATTGGGACAGGTTTATTTCCGGTGACGTATGGGTACAGACGAACAGTTCTAACACTGATGCCTTTTTGCAGGCTTGCGAAGAGCATCATTTGACAGATCGAACCGGAGATCGTCCGACAGAGTTGAATGTATTTCGTGACTTTAACAATGCAAGTGAGATTGAAAAAGCGTTGTATGGGATTTTCGGAATGATTCCGAAAGAAAATATCTGGTTTGCAACAAGAGATGGAAAATTGCGGTGGAGCAATGAGAAACCAACTGGAGAAATTTTTGAATGGGGACAGGCAGAATGAACGATTGTGTAAACTGCAAATATGCAAACCAGTCCAAAAACACAAGAGTCATTCGGACACCTGCTGCGGTTATTACGCAGAAACAGGGTGGCATTGTTTGCGAGAATACAGGGCAGAAAACAATACAGATAACAGATGAGGGAATATGCTGTTCTGGTTTCTGTCAGAAAGAACTGAAAGGCGATGATTGAAAAATGCGTGCTATTTGTTTGAATTGTCAATTTTGTAAACAAGGAACAGCAGCGGAGCCGTGCAGGCGTTGTATAAATCTTTCGGGTAAGTATGACTGTTTCATCCCGTTAGAAAATACAGAAGAGAGTATTCCAATAGAGAAAGCACCAGACAATGTGAATCATCCGGTTCACTATCAAGGTAAGTATGAGTGTATTGACGAGATGATTGCTTTGTTTGGCATGGATGCTGTACGGTGCTTTTGTATGTGCAACGTATATAAATATCGTTTTCGTGCAGATCGGAAGAATGGCTCAGAGGATATTGAAAAGGCGGAATGGTACATGGAAAAACTAATGGAGTTAAATCAGGAGGTAAGCGATGACAAAACGTGAAGCGGCTATCATTGAGCTCTATACGGGAATTTGTATGCTAACTGGTGATGACCGAAAATATGTATATGCCTATGCAAGAGAATTGATGGGAAGACCTATATTGACGCATGAGCTATCAGATGAAATGCTGAAAGAAAAAAGTAAGGCGGATTTCATAAAACTCTGCAAAAATCTAAAGAGCGTGGAAGATTCTGCGTGTTGGGAATCTTGTGACCTTAAACGGCTTGAACATGGTTTTATTGAAAGCATTCCCAACGGCGGCGTTTGCTGCTCAAAATGCAGACGTGGTTTCCCGAAAGAATATCGGCGGTGGAAGTATTGCCCAGACTGTGGAGCAAGAATGAAGCAAATATAATTAGATACGAAAAGGAGTAATTGAAAATGAGCGATGAAACATTAGAACTGTTATGGTCAATGCTTACAAACGAGCAACTTTTGGAACTGCGGGAAAAAGGTGCAATGGATGATCGCACAATGGCATCTTTCAAGACTGAATTGTTTAAGCGGTGTTTGATTCAATTTGATGAAACAGCGGATGCAGTGGCAAAGGCAGTTATGGCGGCATTTATGGAGGGATTGGCATGATAAAAATTGAAAATACGGAAGTATACGGCTGGGAAGCAGCCATCCGTGGAATGCGAAATCCGAAAAATTCGTGGGAAAAATCAGACAGTTGTTATTGCAAAGAACCCATAACAGCCAAATGTAACAATTCTGGTTGCTCTCATTGTGGATGGGCTTGGACCAATCTCGGCAAGAATCCGTTTTGCATTGGCGACAACGATTTGACCTTAATGCAAAAATTAGTCCGAGCAGGAACTGATCATCGGAAATTTATGCGAATGATTACAGTGAGTTGTGATATAATCGCACCTTTCTATTGGTGGAAACAATTTGACACGTACAAAATCGGAACGGTTACCGATTCCTGCTCTACGATGCACAAAATTGCTGAAAAGGAATTTGTATTGAACGATTTTTCATGCGAATATCTGTTTAATGGCACCGAAGAAGGAACAGAGTTTCTCAAAGATTTTATGTACACAATTAAAGCCCTCAATAAAGCACGAGAAAAGTATTTGGAAACCAAAAAGAAGATTTACTGGTGGCAGATGATTCAGATGCTTCCGGAAAGTTATAATCAGCGAAGAACTGTAGTGTTGAACTATGAAGTGCTGCGAAATGCCTGCCAAGCAAGAAAAAATCATAAACTTGATGAGTGGCATGAATTTTGCAAGTGGACAGAATCACTGCCATACAGTGAACTGATATTGGAGGTGTGAGCAGGTGTATAAGATGAAGTGTCCGAGATGTGGGAAACGTGCCTTTGATATTTCTGTGCTACCTAAAATTCCAGTGATTATTGAACTGAAATGCCCAAACTGCCGGAATATCGTGAAAGTTTCCTGCAGATCCGAGATGTGCATGGCTGATAAGAGATAGATAATATACCGAGCAACGGAGTGATTTGACTACCAAATAGCCGGATAGTATATGAGACGATTGTTTTATATGCTGTTCGGCTATTTTTGTTTCATATACTTGACTTCACTTGAGTTTTTTTGCAAGCTGACTTCTATCAATCAGAAAGGAGTCATGTATATGAAATTTCGTAAAACAAGAACAGCAGCCAGATCCGTTTATATCTATCGCTTTGCAGATGGAACAGTCGCTGTGTTGCATCCGGGAGAACAGGGCGTAAGCACTGAGATCATCGACTTTTTGCACAAGTTAGATGACCGTGAGGTGTATCGTAATCTGAAACAGCGAAAGGTGAAAGAACATTGTGCAAAACCTGTCGATACTGAAGTGGAATCTTTGGAAATCCAGCGTTTGCATGAGGTTGTGTCCAGTCTTACGCCGAAGCAGCAGGATACCTATCGCAGAGTGGTCGTGGAAGGAAACCCTATGACACAGGTAGCAAGAGAAGAAGGCGTATCGGAAACGGCAATTCGGCATCGCATGGCGAAAATCAAAGCCCAAATCAAGAAAAAATTTTGATTTTTCTACTGATGGGGTTCGATTTTATGCTGATTTTTTCGACTGCATTTATGGAAGGAGGTGGTGCATGATGGCGTGTTTCTAAATCCCATCAAAAATGCTAAGAAAGAAGGTCAAAGAAAATGAGTAAAGAACCTACAACATTACTGGATGTGATTCATGTGATCCGTCAATTGGCAGACAAATTGGAAGCTATGGCGGAAACCATGACAGAACGGGAAGTACAGACATTTGAGCAGGTATATCCGCCGGAAGAAGGCAATACGGAGGCTGTACAGAAGCCGGTGTCTGTGAAAGATACGCCGACTGTTTCTATTTCTGAAATTCGAGCGGTACTGGCAGAAAAGTCACGTTCTGGTTTTACAGATTCAGTAAAGGCACTGCTTCAGAAACACGGGGCATCAAAGCTGTCTGGTGTTTCTCCCGAAGAATATGCGGTCTTGTTAGAGGAGGCGAAGCAGATTGGAACTTAACGATCATGCAAGCCGTTTACACGCAGTGCTTTCTGCTTCATCCAGTGCTCGTTGGCTGGCGTGTCCACCCTCCGCACAGCTTTGTGCGGTTTTACCAGATAAAGTCACTGATTATGCTCGTGAAGGCACGTGTGCTCACGAGTTGGCAGAGTACAAAGTGCAAAAACTGCTTGGCAATCCGGCATCTAATCCCACGGAGAACTTAGACTTCTACGATGCAGAAATGGAAGACAGCACGGACAGCTATGCTCAGTACATTGCCGAACAGCTGGCAAATCTGCAAGAACCAATTGTTTTAGTGGAACAGCGTTTGGATTTCAGCCGATATGTTCCCAGCGGTTTTGGTACGGGCGACTGTGTGATTGTTGCAGATGATGTCCTGACTGTCATTGACTTTAAGTATGGTAAGGGCGTAGCAGTATCTGCTGATCACAACTCGCAGATGATGCTGTATGCTCTGGGTGCATTGCAGCTATTTGATGCCCTTTATGACATTGCAGAAATCCGGATGGTGATTTTTCAGCCGAGAATCCAGAGCGTTAGTGAATGCGTTATGCCTATTTCTGAACTGTTGCATTGGGCAGAAACAGAATTGAAAACGAAAGCAGAACTTGCATCCAAAGGCGAGGGAGATTTCTGTGCTGGTGAACACTGTCGGTTTTGTAAAGTGAAGGCAACTTGCCGAAAACGTGCAGAATACAATCTTCAGCTGGCACAGTATGACTTCGCTCCCCCGGAAATGCTGGTGGATACTGAAATCGAGGCAGTATTGGAAAAAGCTGATCAATTGGTTTCATGGGCATCCGATATCAAGGAATATGCTTTGCAGCGAGCAATTTCCGGCAAACAGTGGAATGGGTACAAAGTTGTGGAAGGTCGGTCGAATCGAAAGTATACCGATGAGGCAAAGGTCATTGAAAAAGTCAAGGCTTATGGGAAAAATCCGTACAACGAACCGGAACTGCTGGGAATTACCGCAATGACAAAGCTGCTTGGCGGAAAGAAAAAGTTTGATGAAATTCTTGGTGATTTCACATACAAACCGCCGGGTAAGCCTGCACTTGTACCAATTTCGGACAAGCGACCGACTTGGAATTCCGCAGAAAAAGATTTTGAAACAATACAGGAGGAAAAATAAATGGCAAACGAAAGAAAAACAAAAGTGATTACAGGAACTGTGCGTTTGAGTTACGCAAACATCTGGGAACCGAAATCCATCAACGGCAGTGCCGCAAAGTATAGTGTTTCCTTGCTGATTCCGAAGTCTGATAAGGCAACTCTTGCAAAAATTCAGACTGCAATTGATGCTGCCATTGAAGATGGCATTGGAAAGTTCGGAGGAAAGAAGCCGAGTAAGGCTGCTCTGAAGTTGCCGCTGAGAGATGGCGATGCAGAACGTCCGGAGGATGAAGTGTACAAAGACTGCTATTTTGTCAATGCAAATAGCACCACTCCTCCGCAGATTGTTGACCAGCAGGTACAGCCGATTCTCGATCAAAATGAAGTCTACAGTGGCTGCTATGCAAGAGTTGCGGTAACATTCTATGCGTTTAACAGCAACGGAAATAAGGGCATTGCCTGCGGTTTGGGTAATATTCAGAAGGTACGAGATGGTGAACCGCTTAGTGGACGCACCAATGCTGCTGATGATTTCGATGCTCTTGAAAGTGACGATTTCCTTGATTAACTAAAATGGCAATTTAGTAATAAGGATGGTGAGAAAAATGGAGGCAATTCTTTCCGTTGTTATTGCGGTTCTTTGGTGCATCTCAATGTTTTGCTGGGCAGCAATTTCCGTTGTCGCACTGATTGATCGTTTCAAGAATCACAAGTAAGTAAAAATGTCGGGTGGGCGACTGACGGAGTATCCGTTCGGGTGGGTAATAGGTGTAGCAATGCAAAAATTGATGATTGACTTAGAAACAAAAAGTGATGTGGATATTACAAAAGCCGGGGTTTACCGCTATGCGGATTCCCCGTATTTTGATATTTTGCTTTTTGCATATTCCGTGGACGATGCTCCGGTGCAGGTAATTGATCTTGCTAGTGGCGAACATCTGTCAGAAGAAATCTTGAACGCTCTGACGGATGACCGCATCCAGAAGCACGCCTTCAACGCCAGCTTTGAACGGGTCTGCCTGTCGGTCTGGCTGCGGCGAAACTACCCAGAACGTTTCGTCTCCTACGGCTCACCAGAGGATGCAGGCGGCAACTACCTTAGCCCGAATGCATGGCGATGCACGATGGTGGCAGCTGCTTATCTGGGCTTGCCGCTGAGCCTTGCCAGCGTGGGAGCAGTTCTACAGCTACAGCAACAAAAAATGTCCGAGGGCAAAGCCCTAATTCGCTATTTCTGCGTACCGTATGATCATGTAAACGGCATTCCGGTGTTTCATGCCCCTGCCGATGCACCGGAGAAATGGAACGTCTTTCGGGCATACAACAAACGGGATGTGGAAACGGAACAAGCGATTGAACAAAAAATTGCTCGGTTCCCTGTGCCGGAATTTGTCTGGCAGGAGTATGTTCTTGACCAGTCCATCAACGATCGAGGAATACAACTGGATTTACAGTTGGTGCAGCAAGCAATTCGTATGGACACATTGACAAAGGATAAGCTATTGCATCAACTGAAAGATCTGACTAACTTGGACAATCCGAACTCTGTTCAGCAAATGAAACAGTGGCTGGCGGAACACGGACTGGAGTTAGAATCGTTGGGGAAAAAAGACGTACAGGAACAGCTGAAAACCGCTCCGCCGGACTTGCGAGAGGTGTTGCTACTGCGACAACAAGTATCAAAATCCTCGGTCAAAAAGTATCAAGCCATGCAGAACGCCGTCTGCTCGGATGGACGTGCAAGAGGAATGTTTCAGTTTTACGGTGCAAATCGCACAGGTCGAGAGGCTGGTCGTATCATTCAGCTGCAAAACCTGCCGCAGAATCATCTTCCCGATTTGGAAGATGCACGGGAGCTTGTGAAGTCTGGTGATTTAGAAGCAGTAGAACTGCTGTATGAAGACGTTCCGGACACACTCTCACAGCTGATTCGTACTGCTTTTATTCCAAAATCCGGTTATAAGTTCCTCGTTGCCGATTTTTCTGCTATTGAGGCACGTGTCATTGCATGGCTTGCCGGTGAAACGTGGCGAATGCAGGCGTTCGCAGAGGGCAAGGACATCTACTGTGCCTCAGCATCTAAGATTTTCGGCGTGCCTGTGGTCAAGCATGGCATCAACGGACACCTTCGGCAGAAAGGCAAGGTCGCAGAATTGGCGTGTGGTTACGGCGGATCGGTCGGAGCAATGAAAGCCATGGGTGGATCGGAAATGTCTGATGCAGAACTGAAGCAAATTGTGACGGACTGGCGAACTGCTTCTCCACACATTGTGCAGTTGTGGTGGGATGTAGAAAATGCGGCCATCAAAGCTGTGCGGGATAAAACCGAAACAGAGACCCACGGCATTTACTTCTCTTATGAATCTGGTTTTCTGTTTATCAAGCTGCTGTCCGGCAGACGGTTGGCATATGTCAAGCCACGCATCGGTGAAAATCGCTTTGGCGGTGATTCTATCACCTATGAGGGCATTGGCACGGGCAGAAAGTGGGAACGCTTGGAGACTTACTCCGGCAAGCTGGTCGAAAACATTGTTCAGGCAACCGCACGGGATCTGCTCTTCTATTCCATGCAGACACTATCACAATACTTCATTGTCGGTCATATTCACGATGAAATGATTATCGAATGCTCGAAAGATACAAAGCTGGATGAGATCTGTCAGCAGATGGCGAGAACACCAGACTGGGCAAAAGGACTGCTGCTTCGGGCAGACGGATATGAATGCAGCTTTTACAAGAAGGACTAAGGAGGATTCCATGTTTTACATCAAAGAAAATCTGAATGACACCACCAGTATCTCCGTGGAGATCAACAACGAAAACGTATATTGTCACTGCCCGCAGTGCGGTGCAGAAGTGCCGGTTGATCTGAGTATCTTCTGGACAGCAGAAAACTTTGACATTTTCAGCAGTGCCGTTTACTGTGATGCTTGCACACAGAAACGGCTGAAAGGAGCACTGCATGAATCTGTATAACGCTGAGGGGTACATCGATCTCACTGCTTATGAGGCACTGAGCCGTATTGAACGAGAGGAACGCAAGGCGAAAAAGGCTGCCGCTTATCGACCGCTGGTATACATCTGTTCTCCCTATTCCTACGGCTGCATCAATGACAATATCGAAAACGCCAGACGATACAGCCGCTTTGCCGTAGATACCCACTATGTCCCTATCGCTCCCCACTTGCTGTTTCCGCAATTCATGGATGACAATCTGGGCGAAGATCGTCAGACAGCGATGTTCATGAATTTGGTACTGCTGTCAAAGTGTGCCCAGCTGTGGGTGTTTGGTTCTGTGCGGTCGGAGGGTATGCAGCAGGAAATCAAATGGGCAAAGCGGCGGCATATGACCATTCGGTATTTTACAGAAGAATTGGAGGAAATAGAGTAATGTATCAATTCCCACAAATGCTGCAAAAATTGATGGAGTGTCATCCGACATACCGCAGAAGAATTACACAAAAAGAACTGGCTGAACACGTTGGAGTTCGACCGCAAACAGTCTCTCTGTACCTAAAAGGTGAAACGGCTCCCTCACCGAGGCTTTTATTAAAAATGGCGGATTACTTGTGCGTGTCGACAGATTATTTATTAACGGGGCAAGATGGTGAACAGTCTGGAGATGTAATTACTATGGACTCTTTGCGTGATATACAAAAGCAAGTGTGCGGAATTATGAGTCAGACAAATACGCTGATTGCAGAACTGGAGGCAAAGAAATGAAATTTACGCTTTATACTGCTACTTGTCGTGAAAACGCAAAAAATATCAAATATCCGAATGATGTAGAGGTAATTGACGAGGAAAGTTTGAAGTCTGCGGTGCAATTTGACCATGTTTCTGCAAAATTCACGGATGATAAAAGAAGCAATGCCAGCTTTATAGAGAGCGATTGTCTGATGTTTGATTGCGACAATAGCCATTCTGAAAATCCAGAAGATTGGGTTACACCTTTGGAACTGGCATTGACATTTCCAGATGTAGCGTTCGCAGTTGCCTATAGCAGAAACCACATGAAAAACAAGGGAAACAGAATCGCACGTCCTAAGTTTCACGTCTATTTTGAAGCAGATAAGGCGTTGTCTGTCGAAGGACGATTGCATCTGAAAAACGAGGTGCGAGAATACTTTCCATACTTTGATGAAAAGGCATTGGACGAGGCACATTTCTTTTTTGGCGTGGAGAATCCAAAAGTGGAATGGTATCAAGGCAATCTGACGCTTGCTGAATTTTTTGAAAAAGATGCTTTTGCAGAATGGGATGCTCAGACAGAATTGATTCAAGAGGGTTCCAGAAACAGCACAATGAGTCATATTGCCGGAAAACTGATCAAGCGTTATGGTAATACAGAGGCAGCGTATCAATTGTTTCAAAAGGCAGCAGAAAAGTGCAACCCGCCGCTGGCAGAATCAGAACTGCACATGATTTGGCAGAGTGCAAAAAATTTCGGAAAGCGAGTATCCAAACAGGACGGATATATTGCTCCAGAGTTATATGGGCAGATGTATAGCCTGCGACCGGAGGACTATTCAGACATCGGGCAAGCAAAAGTTTTTGCAGAACAGGTACAAGGCGAACTTGCCTATACAGATGCAACCGAATACTTATGCTATTTGCAAACACACTGGGTAGAATCAAAGCAGACAGCAGTCGGCAGATGTGAAGCATTTCTGGACAAGCAACTGGAAGAAGCAGAACGAACGCTGGAAATGACACACAAGATGCTGCTGGACAGCGGAGTAGATGCCGAAACAATCTCCAAGGGCGGAAAGGTGCTGGAAAAAGCCGTGGATGACGTCAGCAGAAAAGCGTACATCGAATATCGTTCTGCCCTGACTTACCGAACTTTCGTCATGAAACGCAGAGATATGAAGTACATCTCTTCGGCATTACAAGCAGCAAAACCGATGCTGCTGAAAGATATTACAGATTTTGACAGTCAGGAGTTCTTGCTAAACACACCGACAGCAACCTATGACTTGCAGAAAGGCGTGAATGGTGGAAGATCGCACAATCCGGAGGATTACCTCACAAAAATGACTGCTGTTTCGCCGGACAACGTGGGAGAAGAAATTTGGAAAGATGCCTTGCATTGCTTTTTCTGCGGCGATCAAAGTTTAACGGATTATGTGCAGCAAATCTGCGGGCTTTGTGCGATTGGAAAAGTGTATCAAGAGGCATTGATTATTGCCTACGGCGAAGGCAGCAACGGCAAGTCCACCTTCTGGAATGCCATTTCACGGGTGCTTGGAAGTTACAGCGGAACAATGTCCGCAGATGCATTGACGGTCGGCTGCAAGCGAAATGTAAAGCCGGAAATGGCAGAACTCAAGGGCAAACGGCTGGTCATTGCAGCAGAACTGGAAGAAGGAATGCGGTTGAATACTGCGGTCATCAAGCAGCTTTGTTCCACGGATGAAATCCAAGCGGAGAAGAAATACAAGGATCCGTTCCGCTATACACCTGCTCATACGCTGGTGTTATACACGAATCACCTGCCGAGGGTTGGAGCCAATGATGACGGAACGTGGCGTAGATTGATTGTGATCCCGTTTCTGGCAAAGCTGGAGGGAAAATCGGACATCAAGAATTTTGCGGATTATCTGGTGAAAGAAGCTGGAGGTGCAATTCTGTCTTGGGTGATGGAGGGAGCGAAACAAGTCATTGACCGACAATTCAAACTGGAAGTTCCACAGTGCGTCAAAAAAGCGATCCACGCATATCGGGAAAGCAACGACTGGATGTCGGCATTTCTGGAAGACTGCTGTGAGGTAGATAAGACTTATCAGCAAAAGTCGGGCGAATTATATCAGGAGTATCGTTCGTATTGTTCCAGAAATGGAGAGTATACCAGAAGCACAACGGACTTCTATACAGGTTTGGAAAATGCAGGGTTTGAACGAAAGAGAACCAAGAAAGGTATCATCGTTTACGGCTTAAAAATCAAGTCAGAATTTTTAGAATGATGGGCAGGGGTGCAGGTCGGAGGAGGTCATTTCGTAAACTCTTCTTATAGGTAATTTTTACCAAATTTTCAGCCTAAAAGGGGTTTTATATATTGACCTTAATCGACCAGCACCCCAAAAAAGAAAAAACTTGAAAAGGTGGCTAAAATGCGTGAAAAAATGATTGAAAGCCGGTTGGTACAAGAGGTGCAGTCCAGAGGAGGTCTTTGTTGGAAGTTTACAAGTCCGGGAACGGATGGAGTGCCGGATCGAATCGTATTGATGCCGGGTGGAAAAATTGCGTTTGTGGAAGTAAAGGCTCCGGGTGAGAAGATGCGGGCGTTACAAATCCGGAGAAAACAACAGCTTGAGAGAGTGGGTTTTTCCGTGTATTGTCTGGATAGTCTGGAACAAATCCGTCCCATTTTGGATGAAGTCGGAGGTGAAACACCGTGAAGTTCATTCCGCACGACTATCAGCAATATGCGATTCAGTTTTTGACGGAGCATCCTGTGGCAGCACTTCTTCTGGATATGGGGTTGGGGAAGACTGTCACAACATTGACAGCAATCAACGAGTTGTTGTTTGACCGCTTTGAAATCCGCCGTGTTTTAGTGATTGCACCCCTTCGTGTGGCACGGGATACTTGGTCAGCAGAAATTGAAAAGTGGGAACATTTGAAGCATCTGAAATACAGTGTAGCAGTTGGAACATCCGCAGAACGCAGACAAGCCCTGCATGCAAAGACGGATATTTGCATTCTGAATCGTGAGAATATCAGTTGGCTGGTAGAGGAAAGCCATATTCCGTTTGACTTTGATATGTTGGTGATTGATGAGTTGTCAGGCTTTAAGAATCACCAGACGAAACGATTCAAGGCACTGATGAAAGTTCGACCAAAGGTGAAACGCATTGTTGGCTTAACGGGAACACCGTCCAGTAATGGTTTGATGGATTTATGGGCGGAATTTCGTTTGCTGGATATGGGACAGCGACTTGGAAGATTTATTGGACAATATCGAACAGCCTATTTTCAGCCGGATAAACGAAATGGGATGGTGGTTTATTCTTACAAGCCATTGCCGCAGGCAGAGAAACAAATCTATGATAAAATTTCAGACATCACCATTTCCATGAAAGCGATTGATTATTTGCAAATGCCAGAACTTTTGTTGACAGAAGTTTCAGTTCGTCTTTCTAAGCAAGAAAGAGAACGATATCAGCAATTGAAACAGGAATTGGTGTTAGACTTGCCGGATGGCGAGATTACCGCCAATAATGCTGCGAGTCTATCCAACAAACTTTCCCAACTGGCGAATGGGGCGGTGTATGACGATACCGGAGCGGTGATTCCCATTCACAGCCGAAAGCTGGATGCACTGGAAGATTTGATAGAGGCAGCCAACGGCAAGCCCGTTCTGGTGGCGTATTGGTTCAAGCATGATTTGGAGCGGATTCAAGAGCGACTGCGAAAGCTGAATGTTTCCTATCAGGAAATCCAGTCCTCTGACAGTATTCGGAACTGGAACGCCGAAAGGCTGCAAGTTGGTCTAATTCACCCAGCATCTGCTGGTCATGGCTTGAATTTGCAGGCAGGCGGTTCTCACCTGATTTGGTTCGGACTGACCTGGAGTCTGGAACTCTACCAGCAGACCAACGCCAGACTGTGGCGGCAGGGGCAGCAATCCGAAACGGTTGTCATTCAACATCTCATCACCAAGGGTACGATTGACGAACGTATCCTGAAAGCCCTGACCCGGAAAGAACAAACCCAGACCGCTTTGATGCAGGCCGTCAAAGCAGAACTTGGAGGTAGCAGATGAATATCATTTGGCAGTACTTAGACAAACGGAGTGCCGCTGTAAACGCACTGAAGGATTATAGTAGCATGGCTTACATCCTTGCACACACAGACGAAGAAATCACACAGGTGCATGAAGACACCACAACCCTTGGCAGTCCGGCATTTACAGATATGCCGGGCGGCAGTCCGAACCCGCAGTCCGGCGAAATGCGAATCATCACTGCCATTGACGAAATCGATGTGCTGCGGGAACGGTATCGTCAGGCAAAGGAGTACATGGAATGGTTTCAGCCTGCATGGGACAGCCTGTCGGAGGATGAACGGTATGTGCTGGAACAGTTCTATTGGCAGGAAGAAGATGCCTTTGATGCTATTTCCGCAATCAGCAATCGTTTTCACATTGAGCGGAGTTCTGCATACAAACGTAAAAACCGTGCGGTTTCCAAGTTGACCCTGTTGCTGTTTGGAAAGTGAATGTCCAAAATCGAGGATGACTTTTGCAAAAAGGTGTGATATAATAATATCATAGAAAACTGGCCGAAAGCCCTGTGGTGTTCCGCATGGGCTTTCGTTGTATCCGGAGGTGAACCTTATGCCGAGGAAGGCACTGAAACCATGCAAGCATCCCGGCTGTCCCAATCTGACAGACGGCTTGTACTGTGCAGAGCATCAGCCCCTGCACCCAGACCGCTTTGATGCAGGCCGTCAAAGCAGAACTTGGAGGTAGCAGATGAATATCATTTGGCAGTACTTAGACAAACGGAGTGCCGCTGTAAACGCACTGAAGGATTACAGCAGCATGGCTTACATCCTTGCACACACAGACGAAGAAATCGCACAGGTGCATGAAGACACCACCACCCTTGGCAGTCCGGCATTTACAGATATGCCGAGCGGCAGTCCGAACCCGCAGTCCGGAGAAATGAGAATCATCGCTGCCATTGACGAAATTGATGTACTGCGGGAACGGTATCGTCAGGCAAAGGAATACATGGAATGGTTTCAGCCTGCATGGGACAGTCTGTCGGAGGATGAACGGTATGTGCTGGAACAGTTCTATTGGCACGAGGATGATGTCTTTGATGCTATTTCCGCAATCAGTAATCGTTTTCACATTGAGCGGAGTTCTGCATACAAACGTAAAAACCGTGCGGTTTCCAAGTTGACCTTGTTGCTGTTTGGAAAGTGAATGTCCAAAATCGAGGATGACTTTTGCAAAAAGGTGTGATATAATAATATCATAGAAAACTGACCGAAAGCCCTGTGGTGTTCCACATGGGCTTTCGTTGTATCCGGAGGTGAACCTTATGCCGAGGAAGGCACTGAAACCTTGCAAGCACCCCGGCTGTCCGAACCTGACAGACGGCTTGTACTGTGCAGAGCATCAGCCCCTGCACCCAGACCGACCGTCTGCCACCAAGCGTGGCTACGGCAGCAAGTGGCAGCGGCTCAGCAAAGCGTACCTCCGCCGGCATCCCTTGTGTGTGCGTTGCAAATCACAGGGACGGTTCACGGCAGCGACCGTGGTCGACCATATCATTCCTCACCGTGGTGATCCGCATCTGATGTGGGATGAAAGCAACTGGCAGGCTCTCTGTAAGCCTTGTCATGACCACAAGACATGGACGGAAGACCGAAATCCCGTCTATCGGTATTGATTGTGTCTGAAATGCTTCCGGTGGGGGGATAAAAATCGCTAATTGTGAATTTTTTACAGACCGGCGTTCCCTCTCACACACAAAAACCAAGGTTCAAACGAGGGATTAACCCCGGAAATATGCAAACAAGCCGAAACCTACGCAGTTTCGGCTATTTTTCTCTCAAAAGGCAGGTGAAATCAGATGGCAAAGGACGGTACAAGAAGAGGCGGCAGACGAGTTCGTGCAGGTGATAAGCCGAAAGCCCTCTCCGACAAAATTGCAGAGGGCAAGGATGCAGATATTATAGAATTTCATGCTCCGGAATTGAACGCAGCTGATCTGGACGATGCCGCTGATTTGACCGGTGCGGATATGCCAAGCCCCAGTGCATACTTGTCTGCCCAGCAGAAGAACGGAAAACCGCTGGGAGCAGACATTGTGTACAAAGAAACGTGGCTCTGGCTGAAACAGCGTGGCTGTGAAAAGCACGTCAACAAACGGTTGCTGGAAAGCTATTCGCAGGCATTTGCCCGATTTGTACAGTGTGAAGAAGCCCTCAGTACCTATGGACTGCTGGGAAAGCACCCGACCACGGGCGGCGTTATCGCCTCTCCGTTTGTGCAGATGAGCCAGACATTTCAGAAACAGGCAAATTTGCTCTGGTATGAGATTTTCGATATTGTGAAACAGAACTGCACGACCAAATTTGACGGCACACCGCAGGATGATTTGATGGAACAGCTTCTGAGCAGCAGAAAGTGAGAAATACATGAAAGCAGATGTTCAATTCTGGAGAGAACTGAAACAGCAGAGAAATAACATGACCAAACAGCAATATCGCACAATCAAAGGACAGGCTGTCAAAGGCAATATGGATGCCGCCCGAAGAGGTATGCTCAGAATTCAGCAGAGGAGGAATTACAGATGACAACGACTACAGAATTTCAGCTTGTTGACATCAACAAGTTAGTACCCTATGCGAATAACGCCAGAACGCACAACAAGGAACAGATCCTGAAGCTTCGTTCTTCCCTGCGTGAGTTTGGCTTTGTGAATCCGGTGATTATCGACCGGGAATACAATGTGCTGGCTGGACATGGACGCATCATGGCGGCAAAGGAAGAAGGCATTACAGAAGTGCCATGTGTGTATGCCGACCATCTGACCGAAGCACAGAAGAAAGCGTACATTCTTGCTGACAACCGGATGGCATTGGATGCAGGCTGGGACGAAGAACTGCTGTCCGTTGAAATGCAGGAGTTGCAGGAACTCGGCTTCGACCTTTCCATGACCGGATTTGATGAAAAGGAACTGACAGACCTATTGGGTGTAGATGCAGATGGCGTGGCAAAAGAGGATGACTTTGACCTGTCCGCTGCCTTAGAAAAGGCAGCTTTTGTACAGCGTGGCGATATTTGGACAGTTGGCAGACACAAGCTGATGTGCGGTGATGCCACATCTGCGGAAGATGTATCTGCTCTCATGGGTGACACCAAGGCAAATCTAATTCTGACCGATCCCCCATATGGCGTTTCGTTTAAGAGTGCCAGCGGACTTACCATTCAGAATGACAGCATGAAGAACGAGGAGTTTTATACATTCCTGCTGTCCTCCTTTCAGCGAATGGCAGAACATCTGGAAAAAGGCGGCTCTGCCTATGTATT